AAAATTTCTTTAGAACTCATCTCTGCTACCTTAGAACCTATCTCTACTCGCAAAACTGCTTCTGCCATATCTATGTCTAAGTTTTTTGCAGCATTTAAAGCTTCTATTTCCATTTCTAAATAATCAATATCATTAGATGCTGTTTCAATTGGTTTATCTTCATAAAACATAGTTCCACAATCTGGATGATATATAGAAAGAAATTTTTGTAAAATAGTTTTTTCTTTAGGAACAAATAAACTACCATTTCTAAAAACAATATGAGAAAGTCTTTGATCTCCCTTCATTTCATCTACAAAAACAGTTGTTTGGTTTTCACAATATTTTAATTCTCTTTCGTATTGTTTTTCTTTATCAAACCAATATACATTTGCAGATCTAATCATTCTAGACAATGGTTTTTTATTGCCTTTTAAGTAATATAATCTATCTTTTACTTCCCAATCATTTTTTTTTAGTTGTGTTGGTTTTTTTACTACAGGAGCTTCAACAACCAGCTGCTCCGTTTGAGGTGTTTCTACCTCGATTTCTTTTTTCTTTGCCATAATATAATATATAATAAAATTAATAAAATAAAAGAAAGTGGAGAACTAATCTCCACTCTCTTTAAAATAAGTATGTACTACTTCATTAACATAAAGTTGTTAGCACCTTGAGTAACTAAACATCTTTCTGATAAGAAGTTTACTTGCATAGCATCTAATGTAGATGTAGCAGCTCCAACAGAACCAGTAATCCAAGTTTTTAATCTTCGATCATCAGTTGCAGAAGCACGGTAACGAACATGTAGGAAAGGACGTTTCATGTTTCTTCCTAATTGTTGATCGTATACCGAACTAACACCAGCTGGTATAATAACACCTCTAATAGCAGCAGTAGTTGCAGCATCATTGATACCACCTCTAGCGCCTTTGTCATTTAAGTATTTAAAATCTGATTTGTAAAAATCGTAAGAACCTCTACGGAAACCAGAAAAACCTAAATTAAGTGCCATATCTTCTGAGTTGTTAAATACTCCGTAAGAAGTACCACCAGCTCCATAAGAATTCATAGAAGCTAACATATCGTCAATAGCTAAACTAGTAGCACGGTTAACAAATAGCATGTTTTCTTCAATAGCACCTTGATTATCAAACTCAGCTAAAATAGCATCAAACTCTGCTAAATCAGTAGCAGCGTTAGTACCAGTAACGCCAGAAGTAACATTACCTCTATCGCTTATAGCATCAAACAAACCTTGAGTACCTACTCCAGTATCTCCACTAGCTCCTAAACTAGTATCAACAACTGTTGAGTTAGATCCAATAACGCTTTCTAGCATTGCCATTTCTAAGTAATCAGTAAATCGAGATCTAGTGTCAGCCTCTGCTTTTAAATACCATAAGTAACCACTTTGTCCTTCTTCTCCAGATATTTCTACCCAACCAATTCTAGACGCATCAGATCCTGATACTTCGTAGTAATCTTTCATAATAATTGGTTTGTTAGAAAAAGACTTAAACGTTGGTTCGTTAGCAGTTCTTGAAGTAGATGCGCTAAAATCAGCATCATTATAAGATGTTCCTTTTGCATATTCAGAACCAACAACTAATAAAGTTGATGCACCAGCTCCGGTAGCATGACCAGTTAAATCAGCTTTATCATAAGGTTCAACTTGTATAACAGCTGTATCAGCATCAACAACTAAACATTGAGTAACAATACCAGCACTTGCTATAAGTACAATATCATTAGTTCTAACACCATGGTTTGCCAAAGTAAAACCATCATCAGCATCGTTTCCGTCAATGTCGCTAGTAACAGTAAAAGTACCGTTAGTAGAACCAGCTGTTATTACTGTACCTTTAACAGCTATATGTAACCTTGATTGCTCAGACCAAACAACTTGATCAGATGTCATAGGTTCTTCAGCTCCTACTTGTGAAAGAAATCCTGAAACTGTTCTATTACCGAACACTTCAGCTTCTTTTTCCATAAGATCTGGTAAATATTGTTGAGCCCACGTAACGTCTGTAGACCCAGTAAAATCTAAATAATTTGAAGATAGTGTCTGCTTTTGCGGCGTAGGGACACTATTCAAATTAGTTCCTGCAGTTATTGCCATATTTTCTAATTTTTAAATTAATGTTAATTTTTGTTTTTAATTTTAAATTTGAAATCATTAGAATCTTCTCCTAATACTCTTACTTTTATTCCTCCAGTATTAACAGTTGTATGAGAACCTCTAGCATCAGTATTTATATTTTTACTTTTTGCTATACTTTCTTTTAAAGCATCTGCCTTACCTTGTTCGTAAAAGTGATTAGCGATTGCATCAGCATTTGTTGCAGTAAATAAAGACTTGTGATAACCTTTAGCATCTTCTATTGTGTTATCTTTGTTCAAAAACTTTTTGACAAAGTTATTAATATCGCTTTGGGTTTCTTTAACTTCATTTACATTTTTAACATTAAATCTATACTTTTTGTCTCCAACATTATATTCAAAACCTTTGAATTTGTTGTTAAAAACTTGATCAGTTTTCTTTAAAAAAGTATTTTTGTTAGCTTCAGTAATCTTTTTAGTTTCTTCAGATTCCTTATTGTAACGATTGAAAAAATCAATTGCTTTCTGTTGCTCAGTAGTTAACTTTGTTCCAGACTTAATTTCTTCATAATATTTAGACTTTTGCCCGTCTAAGTGGCTTCTAGCATCGGCAACTTGCTCTTTTAATGCTAGTTTTTTTCTTTTTATATCTTTTTCATCATCTGCATCTTTATCAAATGAAAATTTATCTTCCATTAAAAAATCAACTTCTTCAGATGTAAGATGAGGTTTTGTTTGTTTGTAATATTCTTGTAAAACATCCATGTCGCTATCTTTAGAATAATCACGATTTAGTTTTACATAGTCTTGTAAATCACCACCTGTTTCTTCCATAAAATCCATTAACTTTTGTATTTTTTCAGGAACAGGTTTCCCAGTTGCTTCAGCTTCTGCTACAGCTTCTTCTATTTCTTCAGTTACTTCTTCTACTTCTTTTTGCTCTTCTTCTGTTACTTCTTCAATAACAGGTTGAGCTTCTACTTGCGGTTCTTCAGTTTTTTCTTCTACCTTAGCTTCTTCTACAACTTCTTCAACAACTGGTTGTTTTTCTTCTTTTACTTCTTCTTGCTTTTCAGCATTTACATTTTCTTGTTTTTCAACAGTTTTTGTTTCTGCTGGTTTACTTAAATCTACTTTTGTTATAGTTTCTTCTAGATTTAATGGATTTTTTTTAATTTTAACTTTTGTATCTACTTCTTCTTTTTTGTTTTCAGTAGATTTAACTTTAGTTTGTTTTACTTTTAGTTTTTCCGTAGTTTCTTCAGCTACGGCTTCTTTTTGTTTTTTTGCCATGATAAGATATTATTAAATAGTTATTATTGTCCAGATAAACCTCCTATGTCTATACCCGCGCCTGTTCCTAATTCATCATTACCTGCAGACTCGAATCTTTTAGGTGGTGTACCTGCTTTTTTTTGTTCTATAAGTTGACTTTGGTTAGAAGCTTGCATTTGTGTTCTTTTATCTTTTCTATCTTCTTTTATAGCCTCTGTTCTAGCAGCAACTTCTTTTTGCTGGTTTTGTATTTTTTGGTTTAATTCAAATTCAAACTCCATTAGCTGCTTTTTAAGCGCGGCTTCTTGTTGTAAGTAACTTACTTTTAAATTGTTTTTAGCAGTTTCTAATTGTATTTCAGACTGTACTAAAGCTTGTTTCTTTTGCGTTTCAGCTTGAGCTGCTGCTTTTGCAGAATCAGCATTTGCTTTTGCTTGCGCTTGAATATTTTCTTGCTGAATTTTTTGTTCTCTATCTTGTTTCTTTTTCTTTTTTATTTTTAATAATTGATTAGCGGTTTTTAAATTTTTAACTTCTCTAATATCTATAGCATCGTCAAGCTCTATTAATTTGCCTTGCAATGCCATTTGTATATTATTTTCTAATTTTTGTTTTTCTTCTTCGTCTGGTTCTAGTGTTAAAAATATACCGAAGTCATATAAATACAACTCAGACATTTCTTCTAGCGTTGCTACATTGTGCGCACCTATTGCTTGTATAAAAGCTTCTTTAGTAGGAGAGTATTCTATAATGTCTGATATTCTTAATGAAAGTTTTTCACATACATCAGCAGTTAAAAATAACATACCGTTAAGTATATGCCTTGTTGCAGTGTTTGAGTTTGCTGCTGCTAATTTTTGAACACCTACTAAAGCTCTAGAGTCTGGAGCCGAACCATCTCTTGCTTCATTTAATCCAGTTACATCTCTAATCATTTGAAGATAGTAATTGTAAGTTTGTATTAAACTTTGCATTTTATTTCCACCAGCACCATTAGATATTTGTTGTATAGGAACTTTGCCTGGATTTGGATCACCATCAGAAGTAAAAGATCTACCTATAACACTACCAGTTTGAAAAAACATATTTAATGCTTCTTGCGGATTATAATTAGTTCCATTGCCTAAGTCTATTTCTGCTAAACCATCTGCGTCTAAATAAACTCCATCTGGAACCATTTTAGCCAATACTTGCTGTAACTTTAAATGTGTTAATTGAATCATATCAGCAAAACCTGTTATTCTACTAACTAGTGATTCTATTCTACTGTTATAAATTCTTGGAGCAACTATAGAGTAATTCATTTTAACTCTATTAAAATCACTTTTAGAACGCATCATGTTTTGCACTTTACTCCATTTAAGTAATTTTTCTGTTCCTAAAACTAACACTCCTTCGTATAAACACTCTACTTGTCTAGTTAATTTAACAAAATCACCTTGTTTGTTTTCAGGCGGATTAAATGTGTCAGGTTTTTCTATTGCTTTTTCTGCTCCAGTAGCGGTTGTTTTTAACTTGTAAGTATCATTAGTAAATGTTTTATAGTTAAAATAAAGTACTTGAACCATATTTTTATCTTCACTATAATCATTTGTATTACCGTAGTTATTTCTTTGACCACCATAATTATTTTCTATTTCTTTTAACTCTTCTTCTGTTAAGTCTGGAAACTCTCTAACTAATTCGTTTATAGGTATTAATTTAACTTCGCCTACATAATATATATCTTCAAAGTAAGGTGAATTAGTTTTAGAATAAACTAAATTTGCTGGATCAACATAATCTACAGTAGCGCCTTCTGAAAAGTTAAAATTAGTTTTTATAGCACCCATACCACAAACAACTATATCTCTTAAAACTCTATTTCTAATTAAATCATATTTATTTCCTTCTAGCAAAACGTTTATAGCTTGTTCTTCAGCTATTTCAACTCCTTGCTTATAATTTAACTGCATGTGAAGTTCTAGCTCTTCTGTAGTTTCTGGAAGAGTATCTTTATCATTTTCATAAAAATCCATGTTAAAGTTTTCCAGCGCAGCGTCTTTAACTTCTTTTGTTTGCATGTCTCTCATTATAGACTGCATATACTCTGTTCTTTTATCTACTCCGTACTGGTCTTGAGAGTAAGCCTTAACTTCAAAATTTCTTTCAGCCATCCCATTAACAACTATATCTACAAACTTAGGTATTATCGGAACAGGTGTCCAGTCTAAATTAAGATATGACAAATCACCGTTAATAGATAATTCATCTTTATACTTAGCAACGCTTTGTTCTCCTCTAGCATATAATCTCAAGTTCT